AAAGCGTATGAGCGTGCCGAACGATAACATCCAGCGTATCATCAAGAAGGCCGAGGGCGGCGATAAGACCGAGTACGAGGCGATCACCTACGAGGGCTACGGCCCCGGCGGCGTGGCTGTCATGGTCGAGACCCTGACCGACAACCGCAACCGTACCGCTGCCGACCTGCGCCACTACTTCGATAAGAACGGCGGCAATCTGGGCGCTATGGGCTGCGTGGGCTTCCTGTTCAGCCAGAAGGGCGTCATCGACATCTCTCTGGAAGACAAGGACGCTGATGAGGCCATGATGGACGCGCTGGATGCCGGTGCTGAGGACTTCGATGCAGGCGAGGATGCCGCTGAGATCACCACCGACCCCGAGAACTACTCCGCTGTCGTCAAGGCAATGGAGGAGAAGGGCTACGAGATCCTCTCCGACGACCTGGCCATGGTCCCCATGACCACCACCCGTCTGACCGACCCCGATCAGCTCAAGCTGATGGGCAAGCTGCTGGATGCCCTCGAGGATAACGATGACGTCCAGAACGTCTGGCACAGCCTCGAGAACGAAGAGGACCTGCCGGAATAAGCTTCCGCAAGGCTCTTTGCTCCTGAAATAAGACGAGAAAAAGCCGCTTTTTGTGCTGTGAGGCACAGAAAGCGGCTTTGTTGTTTTATGGCGGCTTGCGATAAAAAAGAAAGATACGATATAGCAGTTTGCGTTTTTAATGCATAGGCAACATCCGCAAACTGCATATCGCAAATATGCAGTTTTGATAGGCACTATTTTTGAAAATTGCGATAGAATAAAGCAAAGAGGAAAACAGATCGGCAGCGATAGAAAGGGGATCTGCTTGACGCAAAAGTCAAGATTAAATTGTAAAAAACCTGAAAAAAGTTTTTACCCCAGGGCGGCCAGACCTTCGGCGAAGACTTCGTCAGCGGACCGGAAGCCCAGGATTTCGCGCGGGTAGGCGTTCAGCCAGTCTTCGACGGCCTGGATCGCCTTCTTCGGGACCTGGCCGAAGTCGGTCCCCTTCGGAAACCAGCGCCGGATCATTCTGTTTATGTTCTCATTTGTGCCGCGTTCATAGGAAGAATACGGGTGGCAGTAAAAGACCGTCGTCCGCTTGCCCTTCCGGCGACAGGACCGTTCCAGTCCTTCGACGTCGGCGAACTCGCTTCCGTTATCAACTGTAATCGTTTGAAATATCTTGTAGAAAAGTGTTCCGTATCTGCGCTCAAGGCGATCAAGGGCCGCGACGACGCTTCCGGCGGTCTGGTCCTTCATTTTGATCATGATTTCCTTCCGGGCCTTGCGTTCAGACAGGACCAGAAGCGTTTCCTTCGTCTTCTTCTTGCCTTCGACACAGTCCATTTCCCAGTGTCCGACTTCCTCGCGGGTGTCGATTTCTGGGTCCCGCTTTTCAATGCTCTTTCCGGCCGACGCCCTGGCGGCCTTCTTGTTCTTCTTGACCTTCGTGTAGGGGCGCTTCTGCTTCCCCTTGCATGGAAGGTGAACCATTTCCAGGGTCAGGAACACGCCCTTCTTGATGTAGGAATACAGGGTCGCTTCACAGATCGTTGTGTTGAACTGGATTCCCTTCACCTTGATTTCGCCCAGGACGGCCGCCGGGGAATATCCGTCTTCGACGATCCGGCGTTCAATGTATTCGGCCAGTCGATAGTCCTTCCCGATCTTCAAGTCTGGACCCTTCGCGGCCAGGTGTTCACGGTATGCGGCTTCGGCTAGGCCGTTCGATCTTCGCGTTCGATCGGTTGGCGACGTCGACCGTCTTCTTCTGGACGGAAGACCTGTTCCTGTAATACGATTCGGCTTCCAGTATGATTTGATATTGTTCGGACTTCTTAAACTCCCGGATTTCCTCACTGACGATCTGGGCCAGGGTCATAGTCGCTTTTTCAGGGTCGGACAGGATCAGGTTGATCCGGTCCATGACAGACAGTTCCATTTCCTCCACCTCACTTCAAAACTTCGATAGACGAACCGCGTCGCGGACGCTCCACGCCATAGCGAAGGGCCGCCATAGCGTCGTCCATGAACTCGACAGGTTCGTCGATATAAAGGCCCGTGGTCGGGTCCTTTTTCCACTTCCACTGTTGAACTTCTTTCAGAACATTCACACAGGAAGGGTGTATGTGTATCTTTCGGCCTTTCAGGAAGTCGATCTGGGCCTTCACGCTTCCAGGCTCCTTTTTCACGGGATAGGCGCGGAAGCCGGCCTTCTGCCATGTCCTGATCCGGTCTGGCTCCGCAGAATCGCAGAACATTTCAACGCGCGGGTCAATCTTTGCCTGACGGGCCAGGCTGATAATTTCTTCGGTGTCCTTCTCGAAGACGTATATTTCCGAAGTGACGTAGATTTCGCCGTCCTTCCAGCCGACACCCAGGATCGCGTCGGCATGGTTGAAGCCGAAGTCCTGTCCGTAATAAAAGCCGTCGAAGTAGTCGCGGCCAGTAGGGAAGTTGTGGACTTCGAAGTTCGTCAAGATCAGGCCGCCCAGTTCGCCCCATTCACCCAGGCCGTACACGCGGTAGCCGTCCGGGTCTTCTTCCTTGCGTCGCTCCATGCGGCGGGAATAGGCCGGGTCTATGAACCGGTTTGTCCTGTATGTCGAATGGTGGGTCAGAACGTCCGGATCGGACTTGTCGAAGTAGCGGGCCTTGATCCAGTGCGTCGCGCTGACCGGGTTGAAGGTCATTGTGATCTGATAATACAGATTCGGGTTCAGGTCGTCCAGGTTGCCACGAAGACGGTCGTCCAGAATGTCGACGTCTTCCGGAAGAAGTTCTGTCGCTTCCTCACACCATATCCAGACCAGTTTCCCGTTCTTGAAGGTGATGGACTTGATCTTCTCACGCTGGCGCTGGTCCTTGACGCCCCGGAAGATAATCCGGTTCCCGGTGATCTTACATTCCAGGGCAAGGGGGTTCAGGTTGACCTTCCAGAAGCGGTCGGCATAGGGGCCGAACATTCGATAGATCGCCGCCTGTAACTCTGCGAAGGTGCTGTCGCGGTTCGTTTCTTCAATCTTCCGGACGACGACCAGGTTCGCGCCCTGGTATGCCGGATCGGACAGTTTCGCTATGTAGTCCTGGGCGATATTTACAGACTTCCCAGAACCGGCGGACCCCTTCAAAATGCGGTAGCGGCCGCGCCATTCGTTGACAGGGCGGAAGACCGGGTTAAACTGGGCCGACGCCCTGAACTCAACTGTCTGGGCCGTAGTCATAATTGATCACCACCGTCACGGGGGCGGTGCTGTCCGGGCTGTCCTTGAACATTCCCAGGTGCTTTCCGCACAGTTCCAGGGCCTTCAACTTGTCCGCCAGGCGGACTTCCCGTTCCACGCCGTCGCCGTCTTCTCCGGGGATCACTTTCACCTTCACGGAAGCGATCGCGGCCGTGTCGTCGCGGGAAGCGTCAGTCAGGACTGTCGCGTCGGTCATGTTGATCACGTCGATCGCGTTCACGAAGGCGATTTTCCCCAGTTCCAACAGGACCCGGTCGGCGTTGATCCCGGTTCGCTTCGACCTTTCGGCCATAGCGCGGTCTATGCGCGCGCGGATTTCAGGTTTTTTCAGCAATTCACTTCCGATACTCCCCGCAGATTCCACGGAATATCCGGCGCGGATCGCGGCCTGGGTCGCGTTCAGGTCGATCAGGTATTCGTCACAGAAGACTTCATTCTTCTTCGTCAGTTTTCCCACGATTCTTCACCGTCCTTTCTGTGGGTGTCCATTCCTTTTCGGGCAACAGAAAAGGAACGCCTGTGAAGACGTTCCTTTCTGCGCCCTATAAAAAAAGGAGGTCGGGAACTGGGCAAGGTTCTGCATTTCCCTCCTTCTTTCGTCCACGGCGGCGAAGGCCCTCCTGGACCCGCTTCTGGGCCAGTTCCGGGTCATACGCCGGGCGGAAGTTCTTGTCCAGGGTGACGCCGTCCTGGCCGCGCTTCAACTCGGTATAGACGGTGGTTCGCGACACGCCGATTTTCTGGGCGATTTCGCCGGCGATCGCCCCGTTCGCATACATGGAAGCGATCGTCTTTCGGTCGTCGAACTCGATCGTTTTGAACTGTCTTGCCACGTTTTCACCTTCTTTCTTTTCCTTTGGCGGCGTCACCAAAGGTTTTTGTCGGGGTCCCCGTTGGTCTGCTCAACGTCCGGGTTGTAGATTACAGTGACGACGTCTTCGTAACGCTTCGCGGCCACGATTTCGACTTCCCACAGGACATTCCACGTCGCGACCTTGCAGATCAAATCGACCGCAAAGTCAGCCGTGACGACTTCGCCGTCCATAGACACCAGGTAGAACTTCTTCACGTCCAGACCAGCGGTCTTCACGACGATATTTTCAAGCATTTTCCGAACGGTCATTTTCTTCATAACCAGGACCCCCACATAAAAAAATTAGACTGTGCGAAGGCCGTTGACCTTTGCACAATCTAATATTAAATCCCGCCAGGGGATCTGCTTGAGAGGAAAACTATTGAAGTAATGGGTAAATTATGATAAAATTGGTGAAATAATAAACTGTCATAGGAAAATGGGCAGGGGCTGCGGCTCCGAAAGAAAAAGCTCAGAAGAACGATAAAAGCAGAAATCGCAATTTCGAAAGTGTTGATGGAAGGACACATCGGAGCGTAAGTGAGGTATGCGGAATGTCAGCAAGTGCGGTTGGGATCGAGAAGCCGGTCGTTATCGACCGAAAGCAGAATCTGCGGGAGCATCGGTTATATTGGGTCGGGCGTCGAGCACAGGATGTGGTCTTATCGGCACTGGCGCTGGTGGTGCTGTCGCCGGTGATGTTGGCAACAGCGGTCGCTGTCGTGGTAGATGACCCCTCTGCCGGGCCTGTTTTTTCGCAGGAGCGTATTGGACGAGATGGCAAACCGTTCAAGCTTTACAAGTTTCGCTCCATGTGTCCGAATGCGGAAGCAAAGCTGGACGATCTGCTGAAGCAGAACGAAATGAACGGCCCGGTGTTCAAAATCAAGGACGACCCGTGCATTACCCGTGTGGGAAGGTTTATCCGCAGAACCAGTCTTGATGAGCTGCCGCAGCTCTGGAACGTCCTGGAGGGTGATATGAGCATCGTTGGCCCGCGTCCTGCCCTGCCCCGCGAGGTGGAGCAGTATGGGGACTATGAGAAGCAGCGGTTGTATGTGACACCGGGCCTGAGCTGCTATTGGCAGATCGCGCCGCACCGGAACGATCTGTCCTTCGAGGAGTGGATGGACCTGGACATTGAATATATACAGGAGCGCAGCTTCTGGGTGGATTGGAAAATCATTTTCGGTACATTCAGGGTGTGCCTGCTGGGGCATGGAAAATAAAAAGACAGGCCCATATCAGATACAGAACAAAACATCACGGGGAGGGGCCGACATGGAGCAACGACGCATTTGTCCATATTGTATGCAGGAGCTGGAAGCAGGGGAGGAGCAGTGTCCCCACTGCGGCCGGGAGCTTGCAGGGCGCAACCCGTCGGGCAGTCTTCCGGCAGGCACCGTGCTGGCAGGCCGGTATACCGTGGGCGACATCCAGAGCGTGGACGGCGAGGGCATCCTCTACCGGGGCGTGGAGAACAACGGCCCCTTCCGGGTGACCATCAAGGAGTATATGCCCCTGACGCTGGCGGCAGAGCGGGGGAGGGACTGCATCCTCCGCCCGAAGCCGGGCAGCGAGGTGCTGTTCAAGACCACCCGGATGGACTTTGCCGACCTCTACCGCTTCATCCAGCGCATCACCCC